GGTTGAGGCGCCGCAGGACCTGCCGGCAACGCAATCTCACACCTCACCACCGGAACCAACGGAGCCGCAAGCCGGTCGGGTGCATACGCAGCGCCGTCGCGGCTGGCGCAGCTACAGATCAAGCTACATGGACTGAGGATTAAAACCCCGAAAACACCATATCCAAGGCACCACGCACTTCATAATCGCGGGATGTCAGATCGGCGAGAGGCGGGTCTTTGAGAAGGCGCGACGGGATCGCGGCCATCTCGGCCGTGTGCAGAACATATTCGACCCCTCCGATCGTCAGGATGGGCTCAAGTCGCCCGAGAGGTCGAGGCCCCTGATCCAGAGGAATAAGGGGCGCCACCACACGGGTTCCTGTCTCAATGAGATCGGTCTGCAAATCAAGAACCAGCCTAGTGCCGGAGAGTGCGTAAACGTGGAACTGGGCCATCAGGAGATCTTCAAAACCTGCACATCTGACAGCGGCGTTCCGTGAGCTTCGATCCATTCCCGGCGCTCTTCAATGGCGGCGGCATGTTCGTCTGCCCAGAGCTTCGCACGCGCCGCACTGACAGCCTCGGCCAGCGCCCGGTCACTGATGGCAGAGACATTGAGGCCGAAATCCCGCGCCAAAGCGAGATTGGCGGCATTGAGCGTGACATTGGTGCGTTGTTTTTCTCCGGTGGCAACAGTCATGGGACATCTCCTGTGAATGCACCGCAACATACACACCCAAAGTGTGTAAATCAATCCATCCCTCAATCGACGGACTAACCAAAGACAATGACCCTGACGGAGTTAAAATCCAAACACGCCACCCTGCTCACGGCCCGCTATGCCGGTCTGCGCAGCGTGAACTATGACGGGCGCTCAGTGACCTATGGCAGTGATGCGGAGCTGGCGGCCGCCATTGCCGATGTGGAGCGCCGGATTGCAGCGTTGGAAGGCAAGGCTTCGCGCATCTCACGCCCCTTTGCGGTGAAAGACCTTTGATGCAGCCTTCCATGAACTGGCGACAACGGCTGGGGGCCTTCATCGGGGGCTTTGATGCGGGGAGTAGCCACCGGCGTCTGCGGGGCGTTCGGGCCACGCGTGCCCATGTGAATGCGCTCATTGCGGCAGCCGGTCCCGATATCACCGCCCGTGCCCGCTGGCTCATTCGCAACAACGGCTATGCGGCCAATGCGGTGGAAAGCTGGGGCGCCAATACGGTGGGCGACGGGATCAAACCCATCTCGCAGATCGAGGAGGCTGGCGCCAAGGAAGCGCTGCAAAAGCTCTGGCTCGACTGGACAGATGAGGCAGACAGTGAAGGGCTCACAGACTTCTACGGGTTGCAGCGCCGGGCAGCGCGGGAAGTGTTTCTGGCCGGCGAAGTGTTCTTCCGCCTGCGCCCGCGGCGGGCCTCCGACGGGCTGACCGTGCCGCTGCAATTGCAGATGCTGCCGGCCGAGATGCTGCCGCTCGATGACAATCGGGTGGACGCCAATGGCAATGCCATCCGGCAAGGCATCGAGTTCGACCGGATCGGGCATCGGGTTGCCTATCACATCCTGCGACGCCATCCGGGCGATAGCACCGATCCGGGAATGGCGGGAGAAACGGTGCGGATCCCTGCTTCGGAAATCATCCATGTGATTGATCCGGTGGAAGCGGGACAGCTGCGCGGGGTCTCGAAACTCGCGCCCGCGATCGTGAAGCTGTTTCTCCTCGATCAATATGACGATGCAGAGCTTGATCGTAAAAAAGTGGCGGCGATGTATGCCATGTTTGTCACCTCGCCCGCCCCGGAAAACCCGCTGATGCCACCGGAAGACGACGGCATGATGGGTGGCTTCGAGCTTAGCCCCGGACAGGTGGTGCGGCTTGATCCCGGCGAGGACGTGACCGTAGGCCAACCGGCCGACAGCGGGTCGACCTATGAGCCGTTCCAGTATCGCACGCTGTTGCAGATCGCCTCGGCGCTGGGCATTCCCTATCCCTATCTGACCAATGACATGGTGAAGGGCAACTTCTCGAACTCGCGGCTTGCGCTTATCGAGTTCCGCCGTCGCGTCTCGGCCTGGCAACACTCGGTGATGGTCTACCAGCTCTGCCGACCCGTCTGGCAGCGCTGGATGGACGTAGCTGTGCTTTCGGGCGCGCTGGAGCTGCCGGGCTTTGAGCGCAAACGACGGGCCTACCTCAGTGCCAACTGGCTGCCCACCAAATGGGATTGGGTTGATCCGCTGAAGGATGCCAATGCCGAGATCAACCAGATCGAAGCGGGGCTCAAGTCCCGCACCCAGGCGATTGCCGAGCGCGGCTATGACGCCGAACAGGTTGATCGCGAGATTGCCGCCGAGCGCCAGCGCGAACGCAAGCTTGGGCTCGACTTCCGCCGTCCGGGCTCGCCCGCCCAAGGCATTGCCGCCATGCCTGACCCTGAAGAAGACCCCGACGCTCTCCACCCTGCTTCGGACGAGGAAACCTCCTGAATGCTGCACCCTCAAATTGCCGCCCGGGCCTTCAACACCCCCCTGCTGGTGGAGCCATCCAAAGCGCAGGCGTTTCTTTCGGGGTTAGGTCCCCGCATTCTGGGCCAACCAGTCCAGCTTGAAGGCGAGGAAGGTGCTTCTGAGACCAGCGGCTTTGCACCGGTGCCTCGCGCCAGCCTTCTTGCCAGCAATCTGACGGAGAGCTTTGAGAGCCGAGGAGACGCCCCCTATCCGGTTGTGGAGGGGATTGCTGTCATCGAGATCACCGGTGTGCTCATCCATCGGGGCGCCTGGATCGGCAAAAGCTCTGGACAAACCAGCTATGAGGGCATCTCGGCCCAGATTGAAGCTGCCGCCTCCGATCCGGATGTGCGCGGCGTGGCGCTTGAGATCGACAGTTTTGGCGGTGAGGTCGCGGGCGTCTTTGATCTGGCCGACCGGATCCGGGCTTTGCGCGAGCACAAACCCGTCTGGGCTTTTGTCGCCGAGCATGCTTTCTCGGCGGGCTATGCGCTGGCCTCGCAAGCCAGCCGCATCCTGCTGCCACGCACCGGTGCGCTGGGCTCGATCGGGGTGGTGGTTCTGCACACCGACATGAGCGGTAAGCTCGCGCAAGACGGCATTGCGGTCTCGCTCATTCATTCCGGTAGCCACAAGGTCGATGCCAATCCCTACACGCCGCTGCCCCCGGAGGTGCGTGCGGAGATCCAGCGCGAAATTGATGTGCTGCGCTTTCTCTTTGCCGAAACTGTCGCCGCGGGGCGTGGCGCCAAATGTGATGCCAAGGCCGCCCTTGCGACGGAAGCCGCCAGCTTTCGCGGAACGGACGCTGTTGCCTCCGGTCTGGCCGACGAGGTCATTGATCCGGTGCGCGGTCTTATACGGTTCCGCGAAACTCTTGCCCGTACGGGCCCCACTCTCCTCTCCCGCCAATCCGATCCCATCATCAAGAAGGAAAACGCCATGAGCGCCCGAAACACCCCGAGTGAAACCATCGCCCCCGAGCCTGACGCGCCAGCGCCTGCTGCAGAGGAGCTGTCACCACCGAAGAGCGATCCGGTGGCAGAGACCGCGCCAGATGCGAGTGCCTCAAATGACATCGCAGCCCGCATTCGTGCAGAAGCCGCCGATATCACCGAGATTGCCGCTCAAGCCTCCCGGCTTGGCATCACCATCGATGCGGCCAAAGCTTTGCGGGAGGGCACCTCGCCCGATGCCTTACGCGCCGAGGTGCTCGCGCACGCGGCGGCTGCCTCGGAAAGTCGCGATGTGATTGCCACAGCACCTGCCCCCACCTCTGATCCAAAGCCCAAAGAAAGCCCCCTTGTGGCCGCCGCCAAACGCACTGCCTCGGGCGCGCCAGCCTGACCGGTCCCGCGCCGGTAGCACCCCTTGCCTAAAGGGCGCCCCCGCCCCTGACCCCCGTTCACATCCGAGCGGGGGTCTTTTTTATCACCCTCCTCTCGAAAGCCTGCCATGCCAGTTCTGACCCAACCGCCCTCGATGGGCGATCTTCTCAAATACGAGCTTAATCCCAACTACACCCGCGAAAGCGTGACGCTGCTTGCTGGAACAAATTACCCCCTGGGCGCTGTCCTCGGTGTGGTGACGGCCAGTGGCAAATACACTCTCTCGCCTGCCACCGGCACGGACGGCTCCGAGACTGCCGCGGCCGTACTGCTTGAAGCTGCCGACGCCTCTGCGGCAGATGCAACCGGTCTCGTGATTGTCCGCGGCCCGGCGCTCCTGTCGAAAGCCGGTCTCGTTGTCGATGCCACCGTCGATGATGCCGCCAAGCTTGCCACCAAGCATGCCGAGCTCGTCGCACTCGGTCTTGTGCCGCGGGATGCAGCCTAAGACCAGGCGCTGTCCCCTACTTTCTTCTCACCCAGTTTCCGGAGTTCTCCCATGACCCTCATCCGCAATCCCTTTGATGCGGGCGGCTACTCGCTTGCCGAGATGACGCAAGCCATCAATATCCTGCCCGATATCTACACCCGTCTCGCACAGATCGGCCTCTTCCGTTTTGAAGGCGTCACCCAACGCTCGGTCGTCATCGAGCAACGCAAGGGGGTGCTAAGCCTGCTGCCTTCCGTCCCGCTCGGGGCCCCTGCCACAGTCGGAACCCGCGAAGAACGCTCGATGCGCAGCTTTGCACTGCCGTGGATCCCCCATGATGATGTGATCCTGCCGGCCGACATTCAGGGCAACCCCGCCCTTGGCGTCTCGGATGCCGCAGATCCGCTGGTGACGGTGATGACCCGCAAGCTGGGGCTCATGCGCCGCAAACATGCCCAGACCCGGGAATATATGGAGATGAATGCGCTCCGCGGCATCGTAAAGGACGGGGCCGGCACCACGCTTTATGATTACTTCACCGAGTTTGGTCTCGAGAAAATCTCCGTCGACTTTGTGCTGGGCACCGCGGGGACTTCCGTGCAGACCAAAGTGCGCACCGTGTTGCGCTCGATCGAGGACAATCTTCTGGGCGAGACCATGACCTCGGCCCATGCGCTGGTAAGCTCGGAGTTTTTCGACAAGCTCATCAACCATTCGAAGACCGAAGAAGCCTACAAGTTCTTCTCGGCCACAGGCGGCCAGCCCCTACGTGAAGACATGCGCCGGTCCTTTCCCTTCGCAGGCATCCTCTTTGAGGAGTACAACGGCTCGGTCACGCTTTCGAACGGCACCACCGAACGGCTCATTCCAGCCGGTGAAGGCATCGCCTTCCCGCTGGGCACTTACGATACCTTCACCACCTATGGCGGACCGGCGAACCTTCTGGAGACGGCCAACACCGTGGGTCTGCCGCTTTATGCGCGCCAGCAGATGGACACGAAAGGCCGTTGGATCGATCTCATGACCGAGGCTTCGATCCTGCCGGTGAACAAACGCCCCCGTCTGGCCATTCGCCTGCACAGTTCGAACTAAACGTAGTGATGGACGCTTTTGCTACTGCCGTGGATCTGCTGTTCTCTGATCCGAACCTCGCGCGTGATGCCTGGCATCGCGACAGCGAGGGGATCTTTGCCGGTATTCGCATCATTCCGCGTACTGAGGATGTGACCCGCAGCTTTGGCGGGGCGCAGCTTTGGTCGGAAAGCTTCCGATTTGATGTGCGTGTGAGCGAGTTGCCAAGCCCCCGGCCGGATGAGCAGATCCTTTATGGTGAAGACACCTATCTCATTCAGGGCGAGCCGGTTCGGGATCGCGACCGGCTGATCTGGACCATCGAGGCCACCCCGGCATGAAGCTCGGGTTTGAGATCGCCCCTGATCTGCTGGCCGCGATGGAGCGAGAGATCAAGATCGGAGAGAGTGCTGTGACCCGCGCTATGCAGGCGGCGGGGCAAGAACTTAAGACCGACTGGCGCGCGCAGATCACGCAGGCAGGTCTTGGCACCCGGCTTGCGCGCACCATTCGCAGCGAGGCTTACCCGAAACGCGGCGAAAGTCTGGAGGCGGCTGCGCTTGTCTGGACGAAAGCGCCGCAGATCATTGAAGCACACGACAGCGGGCCGCTCATTCGCTCGAAATCGGGCTTCTGGCTCGCCATCCCCACAGAGGCCGCTGGCAAGGGGCGCGGGGGCAAACGTCTCACGCCAGGAGAGTGGGAGCAACGGCGCGGCCTCAGATTACGCTTCATCTACCGCAGGCGGGGGCCAAGTCTTCTGGTCGCCGAGGGGCGGCTCAACAGTCGCGGCATCGGCGTGGCCTCGCGTTCAAAAACAGGACGCGGGCTCACCACCGTGCCGGTGTTTCTGCTGGTGCCGCAGGTGAGGCTCCGCAAACGGCTTGATCTGGCGCGCGATGCGGCGCGGGTGCAGGCACAAGTGCCGGGGAGGATTGTAAGGGAATGGGTAGAGGTGCGGGGGTGATCGGGAGTCGACAGATGCGCTCCATTGGCATATATTGCCAATAGCATAGATTGGAGACTTGCGATGGCAACTCGTAACGTTGTTTTGACCGATAGCCAGACAGAGCTGGTCGACCGGCTTGTTGAAACCGGTCGCTATCAGAACGCTTCTGAAGCCCTACGTGCGGGACTGCGCCTTCTGGAACGCGAAGAGGTCGAACTGACCGAACTACGGGCGCGGCTTCAGACGGGCCTGGATCAAGCCCGAAGCGGTGATCTGGCGGACGGAAGTGGTCGGGAGGCTATTCGCGCGGCCTTTGCAAGAGCCCGGACCCGGAACTGATGACCAAACCCTGGCGCCTGACAAAAGCCGCCCAAGACTCCCTCGTTGATATCGCGCTCTGGACGATCGAGACCTTCGGGCCCCGTCAGGCTGAAGCCTATGAAGAAGACATCATCGCCTGTTGTGAGAATATCGCGTCCGGCAAGTCACAATCGCAATCCTGTCGGCTGCTGATCGATCCGGATCTTCCAGAGGATCTGCGGTTTGCGCGTGTTGGCCAGCACTTTGTTGTCTTTATCGACACTCCCGATCAGGTCATTATTCTGGAGTTTCTGCACAGCAGATCAAACCTGCCAAGGCATCTGGCAGGACTGACCCGATAAGATCTGGAAACACCAATAGTCGGCGGCTTTTTGCAGTTGGCGGCACATCACGGCCGCTCGCTGCAACCCCGCTTTCTTTATCAATCGAAGAACATGCCCTCCCTCAGAGAAACCCTCCTCTCCACGCTGCACACGACCCTGTCGACCTTGCCTACCACCGTGCTGCGCGGAGAAATCCTACCCGAACGCATTCCCGCAACGGGTCTCCTGATCCTGCGCGATGGCGACCCCGGTGCGCCGGAGGTGACCCTGTCACCCTTGAGCTATCACTACGAGCATCAGGTTGAGATCGAGGTGGTGATCCAGGGAGCCGACCGGGAGGCCCGCTTCGATGCGATTTGTTTCGACATAGGCACCTTGATCGCGGGGAACCGCACGCTGGGCGGTCTTTGCGACTGGATGGAAGCCGAGGCCCCGAAGCCCGTTGATCTTGCCTTCGAGGGCGCTGCGTCTTTGAAAGCCGCCGTCCTTACGATCACCCTGCATTACACCACATCCGATCCGCTGATCTGATCATTCCAACTTTGAGAGGACAAATTCATGGCACGAGCCCAAGGGGCGCGGGCGCAACTGGCGCTTGCCTTTGAAACCATCTATGGCACCTCACCGGCCACCGGCTATACGCAAATGCCTTTTGCCACAGCCTCGCTGGGGGCCGAGCAGCCGCTACTGAGTAGCGAATTGCTAGGGTACGGCCGCGATCCGTTGGCCCCCATTCTGGATGCGGTGACGGCTGATGGCTCTGTTGTCGTGCCGATCGACACAGAAGCCTTCGGGTTGTGGCTCAAAGGAGCCTTTGGTTCACCGGTCACCACCGGAACCGGTCCCTACACCCATGTGTTTACCTCCGGCAGCTGGAGCCTGCCGAGTCTTTCGA